GGCGACACCGTTTAAGGAACGATCGGGCGAGGCATGCCTCGCCCCTACGGGGATCAGGGCCGGGTGTGTGCGCTCGAAGAGTTGCTCGGCGAACTGGTGGTCTTCGATTTGGTAGGTCTGGCCGGCGATGATGGCGCCGTGGATCGGGTGGACTCCGGCGGTGATCTTGGCGGTGACGGTGATTCTGGCCATGGTCAGACCTTTCTTCCGAGAAGCCCGGTGAAGAGGGGTGTTTTTTCTTCCCCGGCCTCGATGCGCTGCTTTTGCCCGCGATGCCAGCTGGCGACGCCAAGGATGGCGCCGGGGACCGAGAAGAGCATGGCCAGCGCCGTGATCAGGTCGGGGACGGTGGTCAGCAGCTTCTCGTCGCGGGTCTTGATGGCGTAGGCGGCGAGAAACAGAATGCCGAGGACAGCGACGAAAAAGGCGACAGCGGAGCAGAACCCCCAGAAGGGGCGCCAGGCGCCGGCCCATGGATGCCCCTGTGCGGTTTCGACGCGCATGGTCTCGTTGACGGAAAGGATGGTGCCGGCATCGATCTGGTGGTGACTGACCCCGGCTTCGAGATTGGCCCGCACGATGTCGGCTTCGATCTGCTTGAGCTCAACGAGGGTCGCAGGCGAAGCCGCGGCGAGGGCGACCTGGACCTGGTCGGGAGGAGCATCCGCCGAAAGCCCGAGGGACCGGGCCACCTGGCTGCCGATAGCGGAACCGGCGGGGCCGCCGAGGGCACCGCCGAGGATCTTGAGGCCGAGCGATCCGGCGGTTTTGGCGACGTCTTTCCAGTCCATGGTTACCTCTCTTCCCAGACCCGCCGCAGCCAGCCGCGAATGAAGCGGGCCTGGGTGGGGTCTTTTTCGACGATGCGGTAATAGTGCAGAAACTGCAGCCCGTTGAGGGCCTTGAGGAGCGCCTCGCCGTAGCGGCAGGCGTTGACGGCGGCGACGGTCTTGGGACCGAGCTTGCCGTCGGGGACGATGATGCCGGAACCGAAACCGCCGACGAGGTTGAGGGCCTGCTGCAACCAGAGAGCGGCGCGGCCGGTCCCGGTGTTGACTCCGGAGTCGAAGACCTCGGCGGCAATCTTCTGGTCGGCGATTTCTCCGAGACGCAGGGCGTCCCAGTAATCGCGACGGTAGATGGCGGCGGCATCGTCCAGGGTGAGGTTGGCGATGTCGACATCTGGATAACTGCGGGCGCTGATGCCGTAGCGGGTTTCTCCCCCGCGGTCGAGGGGGTCGTTGACGTAGCCGCCCTCGATCTGCATCAGGTCGGCGAAGGCGGTCATGAAATCAGCCACGGTATTTCTCCTTTTTCTGCACCCGGGTCTCTGCGGTCTGGAGACAGGTGTCGGTGTTGCGCCAGCAATTGCACGGGTAGCATCCGCCGCGGCCGGGGCGCTGGTCCTCGCACTCGGCGACGCAGCAGAGGGGGATGTTTTTGGCGTTGCACAGGCAGGGATCGGCCACGGTGTCTCCTACTTGGTGATGACCCACGCCAGCAAGGCGCTGCCCAGGGTGAAGAAGGTGGCCAGTTGCAGCCAGAGGATCTTCCCGGCGTAAATGCCGGGACGGCTCTCGACAATCTTCAGGCGCGTGTCGAGGGCTTTGCTGGTGGCCGTCAGTTCTTCGATCACCCCGGCGAGATCGGCGCGGCGCTCGATGGCCTGGAGGCGGGCCTCGTGCCCCTTGAGCCAGTCGCGGTGATCGCCCTGGGTTTTGATCAGGTGCTCGATCTCGTTGCGCTGGACGGCCAGGGCCTGGACGGCCTCGACCAGGCCGTCAACTTTGCGGTCGATTTTATCGAGAGCTTTGCCCTGGGTGCAGGGATCGGCCATGGTTATTGCTCCCCGTAGAGTGTGACGTAGTGGATGGCGAGATCGATCTGGACAAACCCGAGAAAGCCCTGGTCTCCGGCGTCTTCGATGGCGGAGCTGCTGCTGATGCTGCTGCCGTGCCCTTCGGTGAGTCCGCCGAGGAGGCGGTCGCTCTTGAGGGCCCGGAGAATGTCGATGCGCAGGAGCTCGCCCTGATCGCCGCGTTCGGTGTCGCTGATGATCCCTTCGATGCGGACGGGGAGGGTGTGGTTTTCCTCGCCGTTGCTCGGGGGCGGATCGCCGTCGAGGGAGTCGGTGACGTCGCCGGGGTAGTAGATGATGCAGGGCTTGTCCGCCGGGGCGGTCTGGTATTCGAGGTTTTTGTGGACGTGCAGGCCGCCGTCGGTCTGGTAGCTGTTAAAAACCCGGATGGTGCCGAGGAGGGCGGCGAGGGCGGCGAGGATGTCGTCGTAGCGGCTCATGCTTTCACCAAAAAGATCTGCGTGAGGCCGAGGTCGGTTTGCGGATCGCCGAAGGTTTTGTAGGTGATGCCGGACTTGGTGCGGGTGTAGGTGTGGCTCTTATCAAAGGCTGCGACGGTGGAGACCGGGAAGGAGACGGCGGGGCGGTAAACGACGACCCCGGCCTCATAGGGTGAGGCGGTTTCGACGTTTTCGGCAAAAATGCCGTTGACTGTGGCAACGGTGGCCCCGGCAAGTTTGACGGTGAAGGGCTCGGCCCAGTCGGCGAAGATGGTGCCGAGGTCGGCGTCGAGTTGGTCGATAAGGGACATGGTGTCTCCGGTTAAGGGCTCGGGCGCTCCAGGAAGGGGAGGAGGATCAAACCTCCTCCCCTAGGTTGCAGGGTCCGATCAGGCGTTGAGTTTGACCATCACCACGGAGGCGGCTCCGGCGGCGGCGGCGAAGGCGTACCCGGCCAGGGTTTGGGCGGCGTCGGTTTTGTCGAGTTCGCCGCTGGTGGCGTCGCAGTAGAGCAGATCGCCCTGAGCGACAACGAGGGCGGCTTCTTTGGGAACTTCGAAGACACCTTCCATGGCGACGGCTCCGGAGGCGCCGTCGGCGATGTCGACGGAGGCGACGCCGACGCGGAGACCGATCACGACCAGATCGCCGGAGGCAACGGCGGTGCCGGTGCCGTTGGTCCAGGTGATGCGCTTGCCTTCCTGGATATAATTCTTCATCTTGCTTCTCCTTCAAAAAGGGGGAAACTGGGGCGCCGGTCGGGCGCCCCAGGGTTCACTGCCTAGAGCCCGGGGTTTTTGACCAGGCCGCGGAAATCGACGGCCTTGGCTGCGGCGTCGATGCGGGTCTTGAACTCGACCCCGTCGGTGGTCCACCCTTCGCGGGTTTCGAGGTAGGGGGTGCGGTTGCCGTTGAGGAAGTAGACGACGACGGTCTTGCCCTTGGGCCCGGCCAGATACCAGGCCGTCGCGCTGTCGTCTTTGAGGCGCGATTCGCCGATGACGGCGATCTGCCCCTGGTAGGGGTTGATGACGCCGGGGGCGGCCTGGGTGCCGACGACGGCGCCGTTGATCACCTGGGTGGCGAGGATGCGCTTGTTGGAGGGCGCCAGGAGAAACTGGGGGCGGATGTTGAGGCGGCGCTTGCCGCTGACATCCTTCTGGCTGACCATGAAGTCTTCGGCCAGGGCGAGGGTGTCGACGGTGATCGCGGCGGCCACGGCGAGGTTGGCGTGGGTGGCGTGGAAGAGGGCGACGCCGTCGCCCATGCTGGCGTTGGCGACGAGGACGGCGTAGGGGAGATCGCCGACCTTGCGGGCGGCCGCTTCGCCGCGGCGGATGAAGGCGTCGGTGATGGCGCCGAGGTCGTCGTTGATGATCGCCTGACGGCTGATCTTGTTGAGCTTGCCGAAGGTGGTGAGCTTGACCTGCTCGGAGGTTTCGGCGAGCTTGCCGTATTTGTACTCGTCGTCCTCGCCGACTTCGTCGAGATCGTCGGTTTCACCGGCGCGAGCCAGGGTGTGGATGTTGAAGTCGGAAAGGGACCCGATGCCGCACCACTGCTCCCAGGTCTCCATGGCGCCTTCCCAGCCGGCCAGCAGCGAGAGGTTGGCGGTGTTGCCGAGGAGAACGGGGAAGTCGGAGGTGGTCAGTGCGCGGCCGACCATCTGCATGACGTCACCACCCATGGGCTGACCGGCGACCCGCAGCGACTCGCGGGCCAGTTCGCGCAGGGAGAACCCACGCAGGTCGGTGGCTCCGGGGGCGGGTTTTTCGAGGGAGCGCCCGGCGCGCAGAAGGAGGGAATCCTGTGCGGCGCTGCGGAACTTGTCGCGTTCGTCGGCGACGACGGTGGCGCGGAAGCCGGGGGAGGCCGGGGTGGAATTGGTGATGTGGTCGAAGGCGACGGCGCGCACTTCTTCGACGGACTTGCCGGCGACGATGAGCTCGTTGACCTTGGCCTCGTCGAGACCGGAGCGGCTGCCGATGGCGCGGATCTCGATCATCCTCTTCTGCTCGGCGACGACGGCGGTGCGCACGGCGTCCTCGACGCTGGGCGCACCAACGGGTGCGCCGGGAAGGGGCACGCCGGGGGCGGGCTCTTCGCTGCGCACATTGAGGGTTTCGAGGTGGCGCCAGGCCTCCTCTTCGGTGGCGTCTTTGGCGAGGCCACGGCTCTCCAGGAATGCTCTGAGCTTCTCATTCATGTTCTGTTGCTCCTTGTGGGGGGAAGGGGCGGCCGTGGCCGCCCGTGCTTTGGCGAATTCGTCGGCGCCGATGGGACAGGTGGAGTTTTCCATGGGCGCCCACTGACGGACGACCTTGACCGGACCGGTAAAGGTGCGGCCGTCGATTGCAGCGGTTTGCCCTTCGGGCACGTAAATGCAATCTTTGTTGGCGTAGCGGTAACCGACGGAGTAGTCGGTGAGGTGTCCTTCTCTCATCTTGAGATAGGGACCTTCGGCTTCGGGGGCGGAGGAATAGACGGCGCGGCCGAGGAGCTGATCGCCTTCGATGCGCAGATCGCGGGTGGAGCCGATGACCGACGAGGTGTCCCACCGCTGATGCGTATCGAGCAGGGGGATCTGCCGCGAGTCAGGGAGCTGGCAGCCGCTCATCAGCAGAATCTCGGGAACCATCTCCCACCGGTCCCAGTCGAAGACGAGGACGGGGGCTTCGGTGGAGACGACGACTTCAACGGAGCGGGTGGCTTCGTCGAGGGTGGCCGGGCCGCCCTGATCGCCGGCGGCCCGCTTGAGGGGGATGGCGCGATAGGAGAGACTCTTGTCAATGCCGTTGTCGGCGAGGGCGGGTTGGCCGGCGGCTTTTCTCTTCGGCATGGGCTTAGTCCTCCATAAGCAGGATGGCGCGATCGGCGGCGTCCTGGGCAAGGTTGCGGGCACGGGCGGTGCGGTCGTCTTCGTTGGCACCGATCGCGGCGGGGTTGTTGGCCAGGGCGGTGCTGGCGCTTTCGAAGATCAGTCCGCGCTCTTGTGCCATGTCTTGAAATTCTTGAATCTCGTCAAGGACTTCTTCGATGTCGCGGCCGCGCTTGGCAGCGATCTCCTGCGGGCTCCGGAGACCGGCGGAAATATCGTCGCGATTGGCCTTGGCCTCACGCAGCGGATCGATGGACTCCATGCCGGGGGAGATGTAGGAGGCGCGAAAGTAGTGGCGGGGGTTCTGGAAGTAGCCGGGGAGATCGAGCTTGCCGGAAAGCACGGCCTGATCGATGGCCTCGCAAATGGCCGGCGAGGTGAACTGGCGCACCAGGCGGTTCTGTTTGGGGGCGAAGACCTTGAGCATGTCTTGACGCTCGCCGCGCAGGGTGGTGAAGTTGTAGCCGGAGGGATTTCCGGAGAGAAGGCTGTAGGGGGTGTCTGTGGCGATGGCGAGCATCTGCAGCACGAATTTGGTGAAGGGATCGAAGGTGCCGCCGACGCTGTTGTTGGTGGGGAAATGGACCTCTTCGCCGGGACGCAGATAATCGATGATGGCGTTTTCGAGGGACTCGATGCGCTTGCGGCCGCCGTTTTCGTCGGTGAGGTCTTCGGCTTCGCGGTTGGACTGCCAGGCCTCGGGATCTTCGGTGGTGACGAGGGCCAGGTACTTGGCTGCGAGCTTGGCGGTGTCGATGGTGGCGTCGAGAAAGTCGTTGAGATCGTGGGCGATCATGACGGCGGTCACGAAGGGGGAGACGCCGGCGAGCTGCCCCGGGCGCTGGGTCTCGAACCCGGAGAGAACGTATTCGGCGGCGACGCGCTGCGGTTTGCCCCATCCCCAGGGGTCGGCGAAGTGGTAAGCATGAATGCGGCCGGTGACGGGATCGTACTCGCGCCCCTGTTCGAGCAGGTTCTTGCCCTGGACGACGGCGTGCAGATCGGTGAGCCAGTCGACCTCGTAGGCCTGCAGCGCAAAAGGGATGTAGCGCTTGCGGTCTTTGACGGCGGTCTTGACGAAGAGGAACTCGCCGTCTTCGACTTCTTTGCGGGCGGCGAGGCGCTCCATATCGGCGAAGTGCAGGCGTCCAGAGGCGTCGGCTTCGTCCATCCACCAGGAGACGGCGTCTTCGATCTTCTGGCAGGTGACGCGGTCGAATTTCTTTTCGGTGGTGGAGCCGGTTGCCCATTTGGGATTGAGGACGCGGCTCTGAAAGTTGGTGCCGGTGCCGACGGTGTAGTCGACGAGGATCTTGACGGCGCGAGCGAAGTAGGGAAAGTCGCGGATCAACTGGCGGATGCGGGTGCGCAGCATGGGCGAGCTGGTGCGGATCAGGTCGTTGACGTTTTGATTGGTAGGAATCCAGTCACCGGAGAGGCGGGAGACTTTGGCGGCGGCGTACTGACGCTGGTTGCGCCCGGCACCGGCTACGGAGCGTCCGGCGGCCTGGCGATTGGCGGTGCGCTTGGCGTCGCGGAGTTCGGCAAAGGTCGGCATCAACCGCGCCCTCCCTGCTTGGCATAGGTGCGGCCGTAAGATTTGCCGCTGGCGGAGGATTTTTGGGACTGGAGCTCGCGAAGGGTTTCGCGGATTTTGGGAATGTCGGAACGGCGGACCAGGATGCGCTTGCCGCCGGTGTCGATGGTGTATTCTTCTGCGGAGGCGAGCGCAATCAGCGCGTCTTCATAGGCGCTGATTGCGGCTTCGAGCTTGTCGGCACTGATGAGCATGGGCACCCCTTAGAATGATTGCCGTCATTCTAAGGGGTGCTTTCGAGGGATTTGGAATATGCGGGAGTTATGGGTGTATATGAGGGTATATGAGGGAATATGAGGGTATTTGGGGTTGACAGGGTTTTACGGGTTGCCACAACATCTAGGGTTGCCGTTGGCCGATGACCCCCTAGATGTTGTGGCTTGAGCGTTAAATTCCTATTATCTCCCCAATCCTAGCCAGCTTCTCCTTGAGCCTGGCTATCTCGGACCTCAACTCTTCCGCCCCTGCTATCGCCTCGATCAGCGCCGGATCAAGTCCAGGCCCGCGAGACGACTCGAAAATATATTCGTGGGTGGTAAATCTGGCACCGCATTCGAGGCATCGTCTCCGGCGCCTGATTGAGTTGGTGCCCTCTTGTCGGCGGCTGTCGGAAATCTTCCAGCTATCGGCTTCACACTCAGGACAAAGCATTTTTCCTCCGCTGGCGGGGCATCAGCTCCTCGCGTACTCTTTCTCTTTACACTGCACCGCCCCCGACAAAATCCGCCGACCACTGGTCCATCTTCTTGCGACTGCCGATCCAGACGCCGCCGGCCTTGCGGATCGGCAGGTCGTACTCGCGATACCACTTGAGGACCGTGGCCTCGCTGATCCCGTTCAGGTGCTGACAGATTGATTTCATGCCTGACAACAGATCGCCTTTTTGGTCCTTCGACATCGACTACCTCCCGATTGATTAAGAATTCAGATCCTTCAAAGTTTTTCTGACGCGCGCGACCAACTCCAAAAGGGCTGACCCGGGAGTGTTGTGATCGAAACTACTTCCGACCTTGAACTCCGCGCCGACGGATGAAACGTGCATATCGATCGCAGCGTACCAACTGTTTTTGACAAGGGAAACCCTTGGTGCACCGAAGGCGGTCAAACCGGTCAGCATTTCTTCGACGCTCAATTTTTCCAGTGTCGGCATATCCATTTTGGCAAGGTCCTTCGACATCTACCACCTCCTGCGGTTGGTTGGTTTTTTGATTGCAGACTTATTTTCGGTCACCGCGGACTTTGCCGCTTCGGCGTCCGGCTTTCTTTTTCCTGCGGCCTGCTCTGCCAAATGCGCCGCCAGCCGCTCATAGTTGGGATTGAGAATCTGCCGGACGGCCATGTTGCCGACGCGCACGTCCAACGCTTCGTTGCGGACGAAGCCTTCCCGCAGGGCCCAGACGGTTTCGAGCTTGCCGGTCTTGCGGTTCTTTTCTTTTTTCGGCCGCTCGGCGCAGAGCATGCGGAAATATTCAAAGTCGTAGCCGCCGGAGGTCTGGGGCCAGTGGCAGCAGCGGGGGCCGGGCTCGGTGACGGTGAGCCAGGACATGAGGAGATCTTTGCCGGTATCGACGCCAAGCTGGTAGAATGGGACCTTGTATTTTTTCGTTTTGCTCGGCTTGCGCGGCATGAGCGGCAGGCCGCGGAGATGGCTGCCGATGTGGGCGAGGTAGCGCCGGGACCGCTTGACGAAGAGGCTGGCCATGTCGGTGCGATAGTTGATGTCGACGCCGAGGCGCAGGATGGGGAGATCGGCGCCGGACTCGTGGCGGTAGGTGGTCTCCTGCGCCCAGTCGTGGAGCTGGTCCCAGACGTCGGTCTTGCTGGTGTCGCCGTGAAAGACTTTGTATTCGATCCCCCAGCACTGGTGTCCTTCGCCCCAGGCGACGGCTTCGGCCTCGATGCGGTTGAGCTGGACGTCGGCATCGGCGGTGACGACGCAGGCGGCCATGGGGATTTGCCAGTCGGCGCCGTCGGGACCGTAGTCGCAGCGGCGTCCGTAGAGCTCTTTTTCGCCGGTGAGTTCGCCTTCGGTGTCTTCAGGGACGGGGAGGCCGAGGCAGTCGTTGTAGTAATACTGCAAATTAGCCTGGCTGGGCTCGACGAGGGTCATGAGGTAGGCGCCGGCAATTTTATGAAAGGGGACAAACCGCGAGATGAGCGGCGAAATGTGGGCCCAGACGCGGGAGGCTTTGTTGATGGGGACGCCTCCGGGGCGGGGGCGCCAGCCGTACCAGATCTCAGGAGCGCCGTCTTTGGGGGCGGGATCAAAGAGGGCGGCGGCGGTGCGGACGGCTTCGTCGCGATCTTCTTCGTCCCAGGGCGTGTTGCAGTGGGGACAGAGGTACCAGGCGCTGCCCTTGTCGGCGAGGAGGGCCGGGTCGACGATCCCTTCGGCCCATTGGATGTTTCCGGCGTCCATGAGGTGGGCCTCTCCGCAGTGGGGACAGACGGGCCAGAAATCAATAAGGACCTGGGCTTGGGTGCGCAGGGTCCAGATGCGTCCGCTCTCGGTGGAGGCGGTGCAGGCGGCGATGATCTTGTAGGAGTCTTCGTAGGCGCGGAAGCGGGCGACGAACTTGCGCCAGGCGGTGTCGGGCCAGAGGTCGACTTCGTCGGCTTTGCCGTAGCGGCAGGGCTTGCTGGCGAGGCGCCCTTCGGACTGGGCCCAGGCGAGGTAGGTGACCATGCCGGTGCGCAGCCGGATGCGGCGGTTGCTGATGTCGTCGGGATTGCCGGTGGTGAGCCGGCGCAGGGAGGGGGTGCCGTGGATCATGGGCGCGAGGCGGTCCTGGATGGTTTCGACGCCGCTGTTGCGGTCCTGCATGACGATCATGGTGGGGCCGGGATCGGTGACGGCGTCGTAGCCCCAGGTGGTGTGCATGAAATCGGTTTTGGCGCTCTGGGAGCCGCCGGGGAGGTAGAGCTCGCGGAGGTGCTCGAGGCTGTAGAGTTCGAGGAGTCCGGTGAGGTAGGGGGTGATTTCGGCGTCATAGGGGCCGGGCATGGAGGAAACTTCGATGTGGCGCTCTCCCTGGGCCCACTGCGCCGCGGATTGCTCGGGGGCGGCGCGGAACACGGCTTTTTCGCCGGGGAGCAGCCGGAACTTACGCGGCGGCGGGGCGGGGAGCCAGGTGTAGTCTTCTTTGTGGGCGGGGAGGGTCATTTAGGCTACCAATTTCCTTCTGTTAGTCAAACCGGCCGACGCGGATAAACGCCTTACGAACAAAAACAAGAACCCGCGCCCACCCCATACGGCCGAGGGACACCCCATCGGCCGAAACATCGTAGCTGTCAATCCGCCCGGATCGGGCCAACGTGAACTCGTGCCGCACCACCTGGCCGCAGTCGTAGTCCTCGATGATTACCCTGCGGCGGATCAGGGGCAGATCCGGCGGATATTCCGGGGCCGGTCCATCCAGGCGTAACCGCTCTTTTGCTGCCCTGGCCCGGGCCATGGCCTCGTTGAATTTTTTGCTGCCCCTGGTGCGTTTGCGGTACATGCGGTCCCCTCGTACCTTGCACGGTCCGGCTAATCAATGTTCAAATGGCTTCGGGGTGAGTGGGGCAGAATCGCTCCTGCCACCGCCCACACAGGCCGGCTAAGGGCTCTGTCTCGTTTCGTCAAGACCGAGTAGCTTGCGCTGATACTCAAGCTCGTTCGGCGTTTTGTACGCCCAGAAAAAAGTATCATGACCGCGCAGGTAAACGAACGTATCCACTAGTAAAAAAGCAAAAAGCAGCAGCGCGAACATCTTCATTTTCCTCCACCCGGCCTTTTCTTTTTCGAGGTCCCTTATGGAATCTTCCGCGAGTCTTCTATAGCTCTCTATTGGTGGGTTTTTTGGTGGCTGCATTGGCTTATCTCGGCAGGGGGATCGAGCTATCGCACGACGAACAAGCCTCGTTGTCGAGTTCGCGGCACCCACAGGGGGTTTTGTCTTCCAATGTAATGCCTTCGCGCTTGGCAAGTTTCCGCTCGTATTCACCGATACCACCGAGAAATTCACTGTCGAATGCCTTGCGCGGCATCCCGCCTCTGCGGAAAAATATCTCGCGCATCTGAAGCGCCAGGATGGTCTGCGCCGCATAGCAGCACGTCTCGACCTCAGCACAAAACTCTCCCGGCAGGCTGATCGGATCGGACGACCAGTCGAAATCATTGTCCATGTTGACAACAAGGATTCCATCGTCATAGTCCGGGCCTTCGAGCGCCCACATTTCGTCTTCTGGTTCCTCCGGGTGAGACCCAACCAGAACCACCCTTGGCGGCTGGTTTGAGCAAGGTTTCCCAGGTTCTTCGTACTTCATTTTTAGCCAGTAATAGCCGGGAATTGTGGGCTTGTTCTTTGTCCAGATCATTTGTACCTCCTCTGAAAGTCCGCCATTTGAACAAGGCGCTTAACTGGACGGGTTTACCATCAGCGCTAAAGGCCCGGCCCGTCAGTCCGCCGCCAGTTAGCTTTCATCGTTATGTTTTAAAAACTTGAGTAGTGTCAGACAAAAAAGCCTTTGCTTCTGCATGACAAAACTCTTTCCGTAACGATTCGGCAAATAAGGCGGCTTCCCCTTTTGCTTCTTTTTCAGTGACATTAACAAGCATCCTCGTGTGCCATCCTTTGTGATACATCCAAAAGGTGTGAGCTACTATCAGATAGTTTCCTTTTGCACTGCCAGACATAACAAATCGCTCCAGTCGGACTGAAATACATCAATGCTTCCCGAATAGGTCCGTGCTACTCGGGCGTTTCATCGCAGCCGCTGAGCTTTAACTGTTATGCCCTTGGCTTGAAAAAGCCGAGCGCCCCCTTGCATGGGTAGAAGGGTAGCGGCTCAACGTTGCGCAGAACAAATCCGTGCGGGCCGACAAACCAGCGGGAATCCGAGCTGGTCACGCTGTCCACTATCTCGGCAATTCCGACGATCCCGCCGCGCTCGATATTCCCGAATTTCAGATTTTCGTTTATGATCTTTTCCTTTGCGGATTGCCGCCTCTCTTCTGAGATTACTGCTCTGGCGAAAGACCATGAGGCATCCCATTCGCCTTTAGTCATTCCTTTAGCAGCGTGGAGCAACACCTTCCCGCGAAACTTCGTCGGCCATGTGCGATTCTCGATGTCCTTGCCGCCGTGAAGAATCAACCATGCCCATGGCTGCCTGATGGAAATAGCGGGGTAGACCATGACTAAGTTCTGCACAGCGGACTCGCTACCGCTCATCGCGCCCGTTCCACCCTGCTCTTTTTCGCCATTCTGCTTTGCCATTGGTTTTCCTTTCTATCCGCGAGCCCGTGAGTTAACCGTTATGGCTCTATTTCAGTAGGACTAATTTCCCCACACCCAGAAAGCTCCATATATTTATCCCGCCAGTAGTCAGCGTTTTCGATTGCTTTGTTGAGGAGCTTCGCCACCTTCGATTCTTCCAACAAATAGACCTGTCGCTCTAACTCCTTGATCTCGTCATTTGTAGCAAGAATGTAATCGGAAACTATTTTCATTAGTTCTTCGGGTCGTGGTATATCTCCCGCCATTTTAACCTCCCGCGCCATAACAAGGCGCTCAACTGGACGGGTTTACCATTAGTGCTAAAGGCGCGTCCCGTCATCCGCCGCCAGTTAGCTTTTACCGTTATATTTCTTCGCCGTCCGCATCGATCTGTACAAATTCGATACGATGCAGACACTGAACAAAAAATGTTTCACCACAATCACAATTTGGGCATTTCAGTACGCTGTAATCGCCGTCATCGGTATTGACTTTGCCAACCGTATACTCTCCATGCCACGTTTCGTCGTCGTCAAACTCATAGCTGCAATGGCTGCACGTGGGGCTTTTTGTTTTCATCTCACCTCCAGAAATATAACCATCCAATTCAGCGAACGGAACATGCTGCAGTAATTCCCTTTTAATAGTGTCCCATGTTGTCTCCTCTCGTCGCCGTGCGCTGATCGGTAAGCGGTTATGTCTCAAATCCACGTTTTGAGAATGTCGACGGTACACCACGGTCCACTGTTGATCTTCCCTCGCTCGATCTGTCCCAATAGATCCTGAACCAATTTTTTCAGAGTTGCAAAGTCATCGCTCTTTGCGACCATCTCCCAATACATATCGTCGGCGGCCCGAGCAATCTTCGCCCCGGGTGAATTTTCATACTCACCACCGACACGTAAGAGCTTTTTCAATTTGGCTTTGTTCCAGTATGTGCTGTAATCGCCGCTATCTCCATCCGGAGAACTCTCTATAAAATCGTCAAGCCCTTCTTCTGGGTCAAGAGCCAGAATGATTTGAAGAGCCTCAGCCCTGCCCCTTACGGATGCGGGAGACATAACAACGGGTTCAACTTGGACGGAATTGTCATTGGTGATCCCCTCTTGATTCTCTGCCATATTGTGTCCTTTCGTCGCCGCCAGTTAACCCTGGCCGTTATGACACTTTAAAAAACTCGTCAGCGCACCTCTCGTGAAGATTGCAATCAATTCCACAGTTGTTTTCGTCTGCTTGTATCCACTCACCACAACCGTCACAGATAACATTCCCTGCGGCGGCATTCAGTTCTTCGAGTATTTCCGTGATGGTTACCTTCTCTCCATCCCTCAAAATACACGCACCGTCTTCCATGATCCCTTCGGTGTAAATTGCCATTTCGTCTCCGATCTGCGCCATAACAAGGCGCTGCAAGGGACGCCTTCGGCGTCCGTGGTTCTCAATAAATTCGGTGATACTCATGGGTCAGTCCGGCGCCCCTGAGCTTGAAGCGTTATGGCGCAGGATCAGCGTCGAGTGATTGCAGCGCAGATTCAAATGCGCCTGCCATCGTTAAGCCGTCTCCGCTGTATCCTCTATGCCCAACTGTCAACGGCACCCAAATTGTGCAATGGTGCGTTTTGCCTTGTTTCGTAAACTCCATACGGTTCCCGTTTGTCACCTGTTCAAGAACCGTGCGCCACAAGTCGCATTCAAATTCTCTCTTTACTTTTTCGAGTCCAGCAGACTCATATTCGGCGGCATCCCTGTAGTGCATGACGACAATATGAGATGCCTGCCCAGATGCAAACGAGCCATCATTGTGCCGTATTTCAAGGGGGCTTTCGCATTCGACCACCCACCCATATTTTGCCAAAAGTTCTTCCATCCTTCTACCTCCCGCACCATAACCAGTCAATCCACAACGGACCGAATGACGCTCTGCTGTTCTCGATAATTCCAGTGGTTCACCAGCCGCACGACGCGGTCCGGTGATCTTTATTCGTTAACTGGCTCTATCGTTGACGATCCTACTCACAAAAAGCAGTATCCTTATCATTCCATTGGCTTCGTCATGCAGCCGGGCAGCATCACGGTAGTTCCCCAGCTCCGCTTGATGCTCGGCCTGCTTCACGGTGTCTTTTTTCATGGCGACCATGCCAGTTAACAAATCGTTCAACGGCGGATTTGCTCCGCAAATCGCGCTCGTCTCACTCAGCTTTTTAACAGCATTTTCGATACTCATAGTTTCATCTCCTTAATTCGCAAACCGGTTAACTCGACGTTAAGCGTTGAAATCCACCGGCTCTCCGTTGAGCCTATCGATATTCGCGGCCGCGTAATCATTGATTCCAGATTTCGAGACAATCCAGTGTCCATCCCATCCAGCAAAAGTGACAGTCCTTTTTGTTCCTGGGCATTTCGTGACACTAATACGGTCACCAGACTTCAATATCTTTTTGGCTTTTTCGGTAGCAGCCAGAAAACGTTTGCGACGTTCTTCTTTTTCTTGTTCTGTTGCCATTTACACCTCCAGAGAAAAACGCTTAACCAAAAAATTAACGGGACCGAATATGCTATTAGCTACCCCACAATAGGGCGCTGATCCCCGGGCCGTCCCGTCGCGGTCCCGTTATCATGGCGTTACATCCTCGACTCAACCACGACCAATTCCACCGGCCCGTGAACATACAATCCCGACTCGTACCGCTGACCTGGTCCACTGACGCGCTTCTCAATGGCGATGCCGCAGGCGGGGCATTGAAAAGTGTTCGGAGGGAGATCTCCGTAGATCGGGGTGGCGGTGAAGGTGTCGAGATCTCCTTCGTGGCCGCAGCGGCCGCAGGTGATGTTCATCCAGGGCATGTCAGTCCTCCTCTTCTTCGAAGCCTTTGATCGGGCGGCTGTAGTTGTCCAGGGCTTTTTTGAACATGCCGAGCAGGTAGGAGATGAGCTCGGGTGTTTTTTGCGGGTCTCCTCCGGTGACCTTGACGATGCGCCCGGCTCCGGAGCGGGCGACGGCGTTGAGGTAGGTGCGGAGGTTGCTGGCGCGTTCGGCGAGTTCAATCTCGACCTGGTTGCGGGGGATGAGCTCTCCGGAGGATTCGCGGTACTTGAGCTCGCGCTGGAGGCGATCGGCACGGATCCGGAGGATTTCTTCGCGGACTTTTTCTTCTTGGGGATTTTCGCCGGCGGCGCTGCCGGGGGTGCCGTCTTTTTTGCGCAGGTTCTTGCGGGCGTAGTCGCTGGCCATGGTTTCGGTGATGGTGCCGTCTTCGCGGAGCCGGAGCTTGCCCTGGTCGCGATGTTCGTAGGCGGTGGAGTCGGAGATTTTCCAGCCGCTTTCATCGAGGGCGGCGACCATCTCGGGGATGTTGCGCCAGGTGAGGTCTCCGCTGTCTTCGGTCCGCTGTTTTTGATAGTCGCTGAGAGCGCGCTCGGCTTTTTTGAGTTCGCGGCGATTGGCGACGGTGGGCCGCTGCCGGGCGACAGCGAAGGCTTCGTCATAGGCGGCGCTGAGTTCGGCCTGGCGGGTGTCGAGGGCGGCGGTGAGGTTGGTCATTTTCTGACCAGCATGACGATTTCAAGGCGCTCGTCCCAGGTGCCGTGATCGACGGGGATGATGAGCAGGCAGCTGCCGCCGTCGCGGTATTTGATGAAGACTTCGCCTCCGAGGGCCTTGAGGGCCTGGAGGAGATAGACGGAGCTGACGGAGATGTCGAGGTCTTCGTCGCCGCCGCAGGGGAGGGGGTAGCTAAGTTTTCCTTGCGGTCCGAGGGCGGTGACCTGGAGGCGTCCGTCTATGGTTTGAAGGCTGGCGGCTTTGGATTTGCCGTCGCTGACGACGCCGCAGGCTTCGAGGGCGGCGATGAGGGGTGCGCTGTCGACGTGGACGGCCTTGTCGTAGTCTGTGGGGATGACGCGGCGGTAGTCGGAAAAGGTGCCGTCGAGGAGTCTGCTGCTGATGCGTCCGGTGGGGCTGTCGAAGTGGACGATGTTTTGGCCGGTGGAGTATTCGAGGGGGTCGTGGATCCCGGCGAGGAGGCGGCTGGCTTTTGCGGGGAGGAGGAGTCCGGCGCTGAAGGTTTCGGAATCGTCGCTGGTGATGCCGGCGAGGGAGAGGCGGTAGCCGTCGGTGGCGACGGCGGTAAGGTGCCCGGTTTTTTCGCCGGTGAGGTAGATGCCGGTGAGGTTGTATTTGCTGTCGTCGCGACTGGCGGCGTGGCCGACGGCTTTACCGATGCGGCCGAAGAGCCCGGGGGGAAGGATGCAGTCGACGCGTTCGGCACAGGCAAAAACGGCGGGGAAGTCTTCGGCGGGGAGGGTGCAGAGGATGAAGCGGCAGTCGTCGCTGGTGAGGATGATCTCGCCTTGGGTATCGACGCTGAAGTCGATGCGGTTGCCGGGGGCGGCTTCGAGGGCGCCTTTGAGTTTGTCGGCGGGGATGCAGATTTCTCCGCCTGCTCCTGGGAGTGTTGCGGGGCATTCGCCGGTGGCGAAGATCTCGAGGTCGGTGGCGGTGATCTCTACGGCGCCGCGGAGTCGGGTGACGACGAGGAGGTGGGTGAGGATGGGAAGGGTGCCTCGTTTGTCGACGGCGCCGAGAACGCGACCGAGGGCGGCAAGGAGGTTTTTTTTGTCTACCGTGAATTTCATGGTGTCTCCTATTGATGTTGTTGCGGCCGCGGGAGAAGGACTCTTGAGCCCCTCCCCCCTCCGCGGCGCGCCCTTTTTATCCCTGAGTGTCAAAGGCCCGCGAATCAGTTGGGGCGGTTTCAACGATGTGATGCAGCCGGACGCGTTCGATCATGTCGCGGATGCAGGCGGAGGTCTTGCCGAGGGCGGCGCCGATCTGCGCGGGGGTGCGTCCGGCGGCGACGAGGAGGAGCAGTTGCACGAATTCTTCGGGCTGCCAGCTGGTCTCGGAGATGGGCGTCCCGGCGGTGGGGGCGAAGGTGCGGCCGCAGCTGGCGCAATAGACCCGCCGCAGTTCGTGCCAGGCGGCGAGGGCCCGGGCGCCGGTGATGCTTTCGGCGCAGGCGGGGCAGGTGGGCCCGGACTGCAGGTATCGATGTTGCATCCAGCTCCAGGCGGCCGGCCGGACCACGGCCGCGAGTACCTCTTCAATTTTGATCATCAACGTAACTCCCTGTTTTGTCAGCACGTTCCGCAATTCCGGACCTCTAAAAACTTCATAACTGCGCGGTTTCTGCGCGCTCGCTCGCCCGCAGGCGGTGCCCCCCTGGGAAGGACCCGCGATCATATGAGGCCCGCCTGACTGAGACGCCAACTCAGTTCGTGCTCGAAGGTGCGCTCGATGTAGTCGACCAGTCCGTCACTGAACCGATCGGCGGTCTGCCAGTCGTTGAACATACTTGCAGGGGAGATC